CAGTGGGGGTACAGGTGGGTCAGGATACAGTGACGGGGTGGGTGGTGGTTTTGGTGGTGGTGGTGGTACTTATGCAGGTGCTGGTGGTGGAGCTGGATACTCCGGTGGTGGCGGTGGTGGATGGTCTATGTCCGGGCATGGTGGTGGTGGTGGTTCCTATATGGATACATCAGCAGCTGACACATTGAAAGAATTACATACAGTTGAAAATACAAACGGTAAAGTTATCATAACTTTAATATAGGTATACTATAAATGGACGTACCAGAACCTACACCCGAAGAACTCGCGGCATGGGAAGCCAAGAAACAGCGTACAGCGACTGCCAACGAAAAGCTCAGACAAGCTCGTAACATAGTTCTGGGTGCAACGGATAAATACGCAACCATTGATTTTCCACATGGCACGGATGAACAAAAAACAAAATGGCTTCGTTATCGCCAACACCTTCGAGACCTCCCGGCTATGTCTTCACCCGAACTCGATGAAAATGGAGAACTCACGGGTGTCGAATGGCCTGTACCACCCAAGTAACGCTACACCACCGATATTATGTATACCGGATCTCCTCATACAACTCATCACGAAGGGTGACCAAGACAAAAAATATAAGTATACATTAACAGATGGACGTTCCAGTTGTAGCAGCTGAACCCACGCCAGAAGAACGCGCAGTATATGAAGCCGAGCGACAGCGTAGATCGGATGCTATGATAAAACTCAGAATGGAGCGTGACGTACGTATCAATACGACGGACAAATACGTTACGCTTGATTATCCAATAGATGACGAAACACGTGCAAAATGGAGTTACTATCGCCAACACCTTCGAGACCTCCCGGCTATGTCTTCACCCGAACTCGATGAAAATGGAGAACTCACGGGTGTCGAATGGCCTGTACCACCAAATGCACAAGAGGTTTAAATGTATCATTTCCAGTCCTCCACACCGGAGGACACCCCTTGATAATCATTATTGAAATCTACCCGTGTTCCACGTGCTTCTCGATATTTGATGGTGTATCGTCTCAAGTGCGTAAATTGGCTTAAAGATAAAATCAGTACTAATTATATAGCTCATATAGTGTAGTGGTAACACTACGGACTTTGAATCCGTCACCACAGGTTCGATCCCTGTTATGAGCTGTATCCGGCCTTAGCTCAGTTGGAAGAGCAATGGATTGTAGTAGTATGATATAACCCTCCATGGGTCAGGTGTTCGAATCACCTAGGCCGGACCATTCCGTCTTAACTCAATCGGAAGAGTGTGAGGCTGTTAACCTCAAAGTACGGGGATCGAAACCCCGAGACGGAGTCCTTTTTTGAATGGATAATCTTCATTCAAAAAAGCACCAATAGCTCAGGGGTAGAGCGCGCGTTTAGTAAGCGCGAAGTCAGGAGTTCAAATCTCCTTTGGTGCAAACGGGGTGGCGCAGTGGTTTAGCGTGTCGGGCCCATAAAACGCACGCGTTTATTAGGGACACCCGAAGGTCGGATGTTCGACTCATCCTCCCGTTAATTTTTAGAATCTCACCAGGTTGTAAAAATTATACTTTTCGTTTTAATTGGAATATATGTTCAACGACGATGCTCGCACCCATAAACGTCAGGATCTCGTTGTCATAATAGAATCCGTAGCGCACGAGTGCGAATCCCCATATAAATGCAAGTAGGTCTGTCACTGGTGCAGCCATATAACTACAATTTGATTCGGTTGGTAAAGATGCTTCCATGATTTGATAATACGTGTATCCGGCAATAATTGATAATGTCAATGCATATGTGTGCTTACTCATGTAATAAACCCACATAAAAATAAAACCTCAATATATATAAAATGTCTGGTGGTATTGCACAACTCGTCGCTGTCGGTGCTCAGGATGCCCATCTCGTTGGTCAACCCGAAGTGTCCTTCTTCCGCTCCAACTATCGTCGTCACACGAACTTCGCTCAAACTGTAGAACGCCAAGTGCTCCAGGGCACCCCATCTGCGGGTGGTATCTCTACCGTGCGTTTCGAACGCAAGGGTGACCTTCTTGGATACGCGTATATCACGCAACGTACACCAGCTCAGCACACAAAAGCGCAATGGGCGAGTCGTATCAAGAAGGTTGAACTTTTGATTGGTGGTCAAGTGATTGATGAACAAACATCTCATTTCTCCCAGTACATCGCTCCAACTGTTTTTGCCCAAAACTACACGAAATCCCCAATCGCTAACACGGTGAATAGTTCGTTCTACCCACTTCGTTTCTCTTTCTGTGAGAACTGGCAGTCCGCGATTCCATTGATTTCTCTCCAATATCACGATGTTGAATTGCGCATCACGTGGGATACACCAGTGGATTCCGATTACGAAGTTCACGCTCAGTACATCTACTTGGACACCGATGAACGCACAACGTTGGCGTCTATGCCACAAAATATGGTCATCACTCAAACACAACGTTCTATCAAGTCCGATTCGGCTATCCAAGAGGTCAATTACAATCACCCAGTGAAATTGATTGCATGTGTCAATGCGACGAGTGATGTTGGTTTCGCTGCGGGTAACCTCAAGCTCCAAATCAATGGTACTGATGTGTGTGATGCGAAGAAGGCGAACCCCCACTACACGGCGTGTACTCGTTACTACCACACGACCTCGTCGACCATTGATGTGTCGGATGCTGGGTATTTCTTGTACCCATTCTGCCTCGAAACATCCAAGCTTCAACCAACTGGCTCTCTTAACTTCAGCCGATTGGATTCCGCTCGATTCGTCACCGACTCGGGTACGTTCGATGCTGATATGTACGCGGTGAACTATAACATTCTCCGTGTTGAAAACGGTATGGGTGGTCTCATGTATTCCAATTAAATTTTAGGTGTTAATAACAAATGCTTTGGAAGTATTTATTCCTTTTAGGGTTTGTTTTTGTACTCACCTACGATCCAAAATCCAGGACACTTGAAAATCTCATCGCACCCAAGGAAATGAGACACATGTAGCTACAATTATATATACTTAAAAAGATTCAACGTTTCTATTACATAAATATGTTGTCCTTCGACCGAGAAACACTCACGATCGTGGCCATTGTTGTATGCATCGCCACAACAGCGTACATTTACAAAGAGTTTTCAAAGACTAAAAGTGATATCGAAGGTATCAAAGGTTTCTGTAATAAAATCGTTCAAGCGCACACCCCACCCCCCACTCAAGTTCGTCAATCAAAGACTATCGCAGTTCAAGAAGAAGATGATGATGAAGACTGTGAACCTAGCGCCGAGTCCGAAGAAAATTAACATCTCGGATGATTATAACTTGCGATAACGCAATGAAAAAATACAAGGCTATAGCAATACCAGTAACATTTACTGGTGATAAACCTAGGTTCCTCACAGTGAGAGATAAGCGCTTCAAAGACTGGATATTCGTTACCGGGGGGTGTCGTCGACGAGAGATATTCAACCCCATACGGTGTGCTCTTCGTGAACTCGAAGAAGAAACCCGGGGAGTTGTCTCTTTAAAGCGAGGTGAATATACAGAATTCAAATTTACAGTGAAAGAGAGTCCGACAGTGGAACTCGAATATAACGTATTCATATTTTTTATGAATTACACGAAACAAGACCAAATTGACCTCGTTAAAAAGTTCAATGAAGAAAAACAAAAAATGGCAATCAAAAAACTACAAAAACAACCCATCAAGCGGACGCACGATGAAAATGATCTTATGACATTTGAAACTCTCCAGGAGTTTAGAGTGAAAAAACAATGGGAACGAATTACAAAAAATATTATTGAAAACCCGGAATTCTATGCGTGTGTTACTTCTTTGAATAGAAAATCCTTTGCTATAAAATAATGAAGTCGAAGAGCTACATATTGATGCAAATAAATCAACTACTCATTAACAGACACGATTACACTGAAAAACGTGCCTCGATGTATATAGATGATATCAAAGAAAAAACAGTCTACGAGTTACTCACTTTAAAAAAGGAACTCGTTGAATCAGAAGAAGTATTCCCAGACGTGTCTTTTCGACGGTCGATGTATAGAACTGATGAAGATGATTAAAAGAATAAATACATGTATTGGTAAGTATGTTTAGAAACTGGTGCAAAAGCAATGGTTTCAGCAAAGCAACCAATCTATCACACGTGCTCATGGACGGTGGCGTCTTATCCGTGCCTTTTGATAGATTGAATGATTTTTATGAAAAATATATCGAATGTGTACAGTCCGGCGAAAAGCTGTTTGTTGTTGAACAGAAAACAGTTGATGCATACAATTTTTTTGTAGATCTCGACTACAAAGATGATGACCCTATGACTATCGAAGAAGTTGAACGAGTGTGTAGAATTATTTGTGATAAGGTATCTAAATATGGGGGTAAAGATGCACTCGTGTCCGTCGCTAAACCAAAAACAGCGGGTGATTACATAAAAACGGGTGTACACATTAATTGGCCGGGTTTTCCAGTTAATAGGTCGTCCGCAATTGCACTCAGAGACCATATCATTTCGACCCTGTCACTTGTATACGGTTCAAAAGATTGGGAATCCATTGTAGATTTGTCTGTGTATGGAAGCAGTGAAAGGAATACAAAAGGGAGTGGTTTTAGAATGCCATGGTCACACAAAAAAGGTAAACACGAAGCATGTAATGGAACCGGATGTGATTTATGTGATAACACGGGGAAGGAAACACAGGGAGAGTATCTACCAGTGTTCATATATAAACATGGACCACTGTGTATGTTTCAACGTGTATCACACGAACCAACCGTCGAACTTATGCATATGGCCACAATTCGCACAGATAACACGGAACCGAATATTATTGAAGGTTCTAAGAAAACAGAAGGTTCGTTTACCTCGCTACAAACTAAAAATGAATTTACGGACTCACAGACGATTGCATTATTGGAGACGTTTATACGAAAACATATAGAAGGTCAAACAAATTCAAGAATCACTAAAATCTATAAAGAGAAAAATAGTTATCTCGTCGCCACAACATCCAAGTATTGTGAAAACACAAAGAGAGCCCATGGTTCAAATCATGTGTGGTTCCACGTGACTGGTGATGTTATATGTCAGAAGTGTTTTTGTAGGTGTGAGACTATGCGTGGTCGACATTATGGATTTTGCAAAGATTTTTCAGGTCGTAGACATCAATTACCTCCAACAATCATTGAAAAACTCCAGGTCACGAAATATAAGGCGATACCAAAAAAGAAGGTTACACAACCGACAAAGGTTGATACACACGAACTGAAAACATACATTCACAAATACGTATTACCAAACGTAGAATTGAACATCATGGGTATCAATAAACAAAAGGGTGTCAAAACATATATCGTAGATACAAGTCATACGTGTCAAGTGTGTTCTAAAAATACACAATTCACCATCGTAAAGGACACGATTCAACAAACGTGTGCATGCTCTACGCGCAAACATATGCTCATAGATAAAATAGCAAGTAAATTGTAGATGTTAGTAGTTGTATTCTTGATCGCAGTCATTTACATGTCATCAAAACTCATTAAAAAAGGTGTCGATATGGATACCATTCAGGAACTCATATTAGAAACGCATAAGTATTCAGGTATAAATGAAATACTCTATAAGGAATTTCTCGCGAACATAAACATGGCGAGAGAATACAAGGCACACGATGATATTTCCAGAAAGCTCCTTGAGCGTGCCATGAATAATTTGGAAGAATTAGCTCTGTATACCACGGCGAGTGATACTACAGTTGTTGAAGAAGTCGACGATTTGATTGTTAGGATTACAAGTGAATTCGAATTATTATATAGAAGAACTTAAAGATTAACTACGTTTTAAAACATAAAATGAGTACCAGAACACGTTCGGGACGAGTTTCTAAAGTACCTGAGCGCCTTGAAATTATCGAAGACGTTGAAGATGACTATACTGACGATGATGACTATACTGACGACGAATCGGAGTTTGAATCTGATTACGATGACGAAACCGATGGCGAAGGAGAAGATGACGAAGAGGCGGACGAAAATGGTAATTTACGTGGATTTATAGTCGATGACGATGAGGAATCGGATAGCGAGGAATAATGTACTTAAAAAAATCAAACGTCAGAGTATAAAATGGAGAGCGATATCGGTAATCCCATTGAATATAGCCCAAATATGATGGACAAAGAGGATTCCTCCATGCGTGGCGACCATGATCATGAACATGAACATGAGCAACCAATGTATTATTATCCTCCACCGCCACCACCCCAACACCATCCACATCAGCAGTATCAAGAAAAGGTTGATTTATTCACTAACCTTGACAAGACTGCTTACATTGTTATTTTTGTCGCCTTCATTCTGGGCTTCTTCATGGGGAAAACCATGCAACCAGTCATCCTTCGTCCAGGATGACATACCCACAAAATCAGTCGTAGGTTCATCTTTTGAATCTAAAAAATATGCTCTACTCACAACAAGTGGGTCTTTTGATATTTCATCAGCAAGTTCGGTCGCGGTCACGTGGTCTTCGGGCTCTTCATCCATCTTCCGTTTAAGTTCTCTGACATTTCTGTCTTTCAAAGTTAAACCGAATATGTATATCACGATAAGAATGGTCACCACGTTGAGTGCTATGGTCAACATACTTATTATATATATGATTTTATTTTAGTTTAGTTCGAGTTTACTTCTTCGCCTTCTTCGACAGTGTCTCCCTCTTTGATTTGTGCATCGGTCGAGGCTTCAGCTTCACGCAACTTTCGACGTTCTTCGACTTCTTTCGCCACGATTTCGTCAGCTTCCTTCACGAGCTCTTCCATTGGTGCATCTGGCTTCTCCTTCTTGAGTCGTTCGAGTACTTCAGCTGGGTGAGAAATTGGTGCTTCGTCGGGCTTGGTGTAGAATTTGGAATTTTCGTCACCCGGTTTGATGAAATTGTTTGTACCCGACGTCATCATATCACGCTTACGTTCTTCGAACATCTTTGCGGCCATAGATTGGTTTTCCTTGTATCCAGTCATCAGTTCTTCCAATTTTTCATTGGTGTAATGTGTGTCTTCGATGGCAGCCGGATCGGGTGGAATCAGTAGCCACTTGTACATGTCTACAACATAAATGTCAAACGTGCCATCTTCCTTTTGTAGGCGCTTCGCGTGAGACGCCGCTTCTTCTCTGGAATTAAATGCACCACGAATTTTGATACCAAATTTATCATTCTTTTGTGGGCATTCTGGTCCGACAACGGAAAGGCACGCATAAAGCTGACCTGGAACCACAGTGTAATCTTGTTCAAGAGACATTTTTCTGGTATACATATGTTTCAAAACTTTAAGCCGACTTAAAAACCTCGTGCGTATGTATATAAGATGCATACGTTCTGGAATACACAACCCGTTCCGGATACACATATGGGTCGTATAGGTGAAATAGATACATCACGTACATTCGATACAGAACCGGTCGCACTTCCAGATGAGTATGTATGGTCCGAATGTTCTGTACCCGAAATAGCCAATCTTTTGAGTACACATTACGTAAGAGATGAACATTTCGCACTTCGTTACGATGCAGCATTTATTGAGTGGGCCACTATACCCGAATGGAATTTAGGTCTACGAACGAAACACGGAGGAAAGCTCGTTGGATTCATATCTGGTGTACCGTGCAAATATCGAATCCATGATACAATCGTCGACACGTTACAAATCAATTTCCTATGTGTACACGATACACTCAGGTCCAAGGGTTTCGCACCATTACTTATATCAGAAATACGGCGCCGTGCAAACGCAGAAGGTATATGGCAAGCAGTATATACAGCCGTCACACACATACCTACACCAGTCGCTCGTACATCGTATTGGCATCGACTTTTAAATGTACCAAAACTTAATAGTGCAAAGTTTTCAAACGAACGACAAAGGCCACACATGGTTCGTGGTACTTCTACGTATACATACATGACCGAAGAAGACATACCAGTGGTAACTGAGATGCTTCAGAAACATCTCAAGGAATATTCTATCGCACCACACATAGACGATGCATACGTACGACGATGGTTGGTACCAAAAGATGGTATAGTGTATTCGTATATCGACGGTGACAAAGGATTCACGTCGTATTATGCAGTACCGTACACATCTGTCAAGACTGGTATCGAGGTCAAACAGGCCTATATGTTTTATGATACATCTGATGGTGATATGCGCGACGCGGTGATATTAGCACGTAACACGGGATTTGATGTGTATAATACTTTGGATGTTGGTTTAAGTATGAGTACACTTCGTGATTCAAAGTTTATGAAAGGTAATGGTCATAATCACTGTTACGTTTACAATTGGTCTTGTGGAGATATATTACCCAATGAAATATTTATGAGATTTTTCTAGTTTATAAAATTTTAAGAAAAAAAAATATTTTTTTTTAAACTTTCTTTTTAAAAAAGAAAGTGTAAAAAATAAAAAAAAATTTTTGTGTTTTAAATTTTGAAAAAGTATGGTATTACTTAGAGAATAAATTATTATATATCACAGATGATATCTGGAGGAGACGGAGGAGCAAATACCAATGCAAGCGGCAAACCATTCGAGCAATGTGTACTCATGAATCATGATCAAAACAAGGGGTATCTGATCGGTGATAAAAAATTTAGATTTTTCAAACAAGGTGCATTTACGAGACATATGGCCGACCTAAAAAATGCATACTGGAAACACGACAAACAACCTGACGGTGCGTACGTGAGTGAAGATAGAAATACAGTCTTCATCATCGAATGTAAACATCAAATCGTGAGTGGCACGGCAGATGAAAAACTCCGGTGTGGACCGTGTCTACTCGAGGAATATAAACAACTCTACCCAAGCGTAAAAAATATACACATGATGTTCATCGTCAATGATTGGTGGTTTAGAAAAAGAAAATATGAAATTCCTATAAAATTTAACGAAAAACACGGGATTCCCGTCTTTTTAGCGAAACATGGGGATAAGATGTGGAAGTTCCACATAAATAAAAAAATTAATAAATGGACGTTATATCCGGCACTCTATACCGTAGATGAAAAACGTATCAATGATTGGATGACGCAACAATTACTTCAGTCGTTGTAGATTCTGGATTCTTACTATTTATGGCTCTCCGAGCCTTCACTCGTGTGATAGTGTACTCAGAAAATGCATCATTCACTAATTCCACATCAGCATTACTCATAACAAACCGCGCACCAAGCGCCTTCACTGTTTCGAATAATTCCTCGTGGTCCTTGATTCCAAACCCATCCTTCGTGTATCCTACGAATGACGTCTTTGTCTCTGGTGCATACGGTGGATCCAAGTACATGAAGTCCCCTTGTTTTACCCGGGCTATAGATTCTCTGAAATCACAATGGACAAATTCAACGCGTTGAAGTGCTTCACTTGTCTTTAAAAAATCACCGAGTGTCATAAACTTTGGTGTCGTTTTATAATGACCATACGGTACATTAAATCCGTGTGGACCTTCTCTATACATACCTCTGAAACACGTTTTGTTTAGAAAAATAAACATACTCGTGTGTCCGGGTGCACCGGAATTGTACAAGTGTCTAATCCAATAATAATAGCTTTCTTTTGATGTCATCGCTTCATCACTATTTGTTGGTTTTCTATGAATAACATCACCCGTGATGGAATCGTATGTGTTTAATAATTGTGTAACTTGTTCGTGTATGTCGACGGGTATTGACTGTACATCCTTGTATGTTTGAATGAGGTGTTCATTTAGATCATATGCATATACATTTCCTTGTATTTTCAAATGTTCGAGTGCAGCAAACAACACACTTCCACCACCAACAAATATTTCATGATAATCATGTATTTCAGATGGAAACGCACCTAAGACATCATATAAGATTTGTGTTTTTCCACCAACCCACTTAAGAAAAGGCTTCATATTAATATATAAGGCCAAAGTTTTAAGTCATGGAACATGTACGTAAATATCATAATGACGAGAAACGAGATTTGATACGCGCCATTGCGAGAGAAGGTGACGCCGTGTTAGACGTCGGCGCGGGGTTTGGTGGTGACATCGGTAAATGGAAACATGCGAGAGTGAACGTAAGTATGTGTGAACCGTGTCTAGATGCACTCGAGGAAGCTAAAACACGCGCTAAATATTACAAGATGCAAATCAACTTCTATCACGGTGATATATCAGCTGTACCACACAGGAAGTATGATATCATATGTTATAACTTTTCTTTGCACTACATATTTGCTACACGCGAGTTGTTCATGACATCCATACGTGAAATAAGTAAACGCATTAAACCGGGTGGTAAGCTCATTGGCATCATCCCAGATTCACAACAGATTATATTTAAAACACCAATCAAGCACGAGTCGGGAAGTTTTTTTATCATGAAATCTACGAGTCATGGTGATTTTGGTGAGAAATTATTCGTGCATCTCGAAGATACACCATATTACCAAGACGGCGCAAAATCTGAACCCATCGCACACAGAGATATGCTCGTGACACATTTAGAAAAATTAGGATTTAGCTTAACTGCATGGGAGCCATTACATGGTAATCCCATATCAGAACTATACTCGAAATTTATATTTACTTATAAGAGATGATACTCACAGTACTATTAGTATTTGTAAACATATATATACTTTTAAACACAAAACAACCAGAAAATTTATACATCGTTCGTGAAAAATATAAAACCCTCAGGCAGCACTTGCGCGACACACAAAATGAAGAATTCAAGCAACTGTGTGTCGAGATTCCAATCACAGCACACCATCGAGCCCAAAGTGGGAGTGTTGGGTACAATGTAAACAAGGGAAATGAGATAGGTTTATGCATAGATGGTGAACCAAATCAAATATTCCATGTGCTCATACATGAACTTGCACATTGCATTGCGAGAGAATACTCCCATGATAGCGACTTCTGGGACAAGTATGACAAACTAAAGAGTATATGTGTGTCCATTGGTGTATATCAAGAGATTCCAGAAAAGACCAAGTTCTGTGGTAAACACATCCAGGATAAATAATATGTGTCTATCATAAATGCGCGAATTAGCTCTGGTGATCACCTTGTGGATATCCACACTTTTCATCTTGTATAGCCCACTCATGTTTCAAGATCTAAAGACACCTGTCAACACGTGGTTGATTGTCATCGCATTGACACTCATAATCCCACAATTCATTAACATGGCGGCTCGTGGATATGGTCGATTTAATCGATTTGCCATTGATTATAACTTTATGTTTACTGCGAGTTTGTCGACGTTCCTCATATTCATTGGATACATCCAAAACAAGAAATTGAAAAAATACATATCGTCGTTCGGTAAAGATATTGAAAGCACGGGAGTTACGCTCGGTCTTTTAATACCTACATTTGTTGTTGGTTTGATGTTGAGTTATAAATTGTTCAGAGGTGCTATGTATTTGCACTATCTTCAAGCATAACGCTTGAGAACATAGAAAATACTAGCCGCAACAGCGCCTGTTGCGGCGAGGCCAACCATACTTCGGTGCCCCTGTTCATTTAAGAATTGTGGCACGTAGTTTGCGAGTTTTTCTTGCACAGGCTTACTAATGGCAGCCGCGGTACACGCCGCGACAACGACCGCTTGCATCTGCTCGTCAGTAAGGTTGAAAGGATTCTTTGTTTGTTGAACCATAACTTGTTGTTGTGGTTGTTGTTGCATTATCATTGGCTGCTGCATCATCGCAGCTTGCTGCATTCGTGGATCAGATTCCATCATTGGTGGTTCAAGTGGCATTTCGGGTTGTCCCATCATGATGTCTGAGATTGGAGTGGAATCCATGGTCGTTTCTTTATTTTGACTCATATTTTTTTCGGGTTGGTTTTGTTGCACAAAAGATGTTGTGAGAGGTACCATGCCATCGTCATTTTCAGATAGATTCAACGTACGAACGTCACTCGACATTTATGTATGTAGACTTTTTTGAAATGCGTGAGTGACGCATCCACTATTTGCGTTTGACTATAGTGAGTGCCGTTTTCTTGGTCGCTTTCTTAGCGTCAGCCTCCTGCTGTTCTAAGTATTTTGGATTGTATGTTTTTTTGTGCATACTCCAAAGTTGTGGACTTCCTACTCTGAATCCTTTTCGTATTTTAGCCTTGTACCAAAATACACAGTCTTGTATCTTGTTTGATTTTACTGTATTATCTAACACGAGACACTCGTAATTTTCTGTACATTCATCCATGACTTTGCAAAACATGTCAAATGATGGAAATATACCAAAAAATGACTTATACAGTTTTTCTCTGTTCTGTATGATGTTTTCCCTGAGCATAAACACATAATCTACATTTGCTCGGAGTGCTGGTGGTAAATCCATAACATATTGCATGGTTAACATGAAAAAGATGTTATAGTGTCGACCATTCATAAAACATTGTCTGATTCGTGTCTCTTTTAGAAATTTAGAGTCATACATACAATCATCAAGGAGCATGAAAGCCCCATTACCACGATTCTTACCCTTCGTCCCTACGAGCTTACGTTGTCTCGATAAAACACGGTCGACCGCCTCGCCATCGTATTCACCGTATACACACACGTCTGGTATGAACTCACCATAAAAGTGGTTACCTTCCTCTGTACCCGAAAGTACGATTCCGGCTGGGATATGTTTCTTATGATACATGATATCTTTGACAAGTGTTGACTTACCAGTGTTACGTTTTCCTATGAAAACACAAATCCGATCATCGTCCATTGTTTCCGGTCTGAATTTCCGTAACTGAATGTTCATTCTAAATTAGTGTATCGTTTTATTTCGCAAAATTTTACTCACAAATAATAGGAATGTCGGGTCGTTTAACGCTCGCAGCCACAGGTATCCAGGACAGATGGTTCACAGAAGAACCACAATATTCCCATTTTCTTTCGAGATTTAGACGTCACACGAAATTTGCATTCGAACAATTTGAGGCTCCGTTCGAGCGTTTCAATGAATATGGTACCGAGGCAACGTGTCTTATACCAAATAGTGCTGGTGATTTGATAAAAGGTATCACACTTAACATGGATTTACCACCACCTGTGCCATCGGCTGAACATAACACAACATTCACACTTTCGAGTGGTTCAGTTACGGGGAGTCTCGAACTCAACGGCACCACGACAGCGAGTCTCAATGTGTATCAAGGTGTCACGTACGTGTTCAATAGTGGAAGCGAAGAATTTGAAGTGATTGGTGCGAGTGTCAAAGATTACACGACTGAAGAGATTACACCAGGTAATTACAGAATAACATTGAATATAGAAGTAAATATACTTGGTACATACACCGATGTACGTATTCAACTAAAAAGTAACCCAACTGTCTATTACATGATTCTCAATGTAAAACAAATACGGTGGAACACATCAATACCAACAAAGATGATTAAATATGTTGATCTTTTAATCGGTGGACAAACTATTCAACGTCTCACTGGCGAATACATATACATGTATAACCAATTAAACTATACACAAAATGATTCGGATTTCACACTAGTTGCAACGACGCTTCATAATAGTTATCCAATCATTAACGATGCGGTATACAGTGCATACACAGATTTCCAGAAATATAAGGTACAATTACCATTTTATTTCCATAAACATCCAAGCTTGAGTATTCCAGTGTGTGCACTGTCAAAACAACTCGTTGAAGTTAAAATCAAATATAGACCCGTTGATGAACTCACGGTCGAGTATGACTTGGCGACTCAAACATATGCACCGACCACCATAAGGTCTAGTGTACAATTGAGAAATATGAGCTTGTTTGTTGATTTTATATACATCGGTGATGAAGAAAAGAGTTTTATACTTACAAGACCCATAGAATACGTGATAACACAGACACAACTCGCAGAAATAAAATTGGATGCAGGTGTATCTCAACGGTCGGTCATGATTAATTTCAAACATCCAGTCAAGGAACTATTCTTCATAGCCACGAACAATAGAACGCAAGAGCATGTACCCATAAAACATGTGAATCTTAAATTTAACAATAACACCGTCATTGATGCAGATAACTTGCAACTATCAGCGGAACAACCACTCAAACACTACACGAATTCAATACACGAAGACTATGAATTTGGTGTATATAGTTTTTCACTCAAGCCACAAGTGTATTACCCAACTGGACAGGTAAATATGAGTCGTGTGATACACAAACTATTAGATATCGAAATTGATAACCCAAATGCAGCGGATGCACACACAATTCGGGTCTATGCCTCGAATTACAATGTACTTCGTATTAATGGCAATATTGCTGGGTTAAAATTTTAGAGTGTAATATTAGTAATGGCCGGTAGGGTTCAATTAGAAGCCGTGGGCCCACAGGACAACTTGTTTACAGATGACCCAGAATACACGTACTTCATAAAAAATTTTAAAAAGCATGGAAACTACTCAAAGTTCTACAACGACTTGGATTTCAATGGACACGTCGAATTTGGAGAAGAGATTACATGTGTTATACCACAAAACCAAGGTGACTTGTTAAAAGGTGTCAGTGTTAAAGTCACACTCGATGGCATAGACCAGAACTTGGTATCCGGTTACGATCACATCACATATGTTGAGTCAATCGCACAAGCCATGATAGAATATGCAGATTTGTACATAGGAGATACACTCATACAACGGGTTCCATCGGACATGTTAGCGATTCACGCGGAATTGTTTGCCACACAATCACAACAACGCAGCCTTTCCAAACTCGTAGGAAAACCATTTCAAGTGTTTTCTGTGTTTGATGATTACTACAAACAAATACGTGAAAATCTCGTCACCAAATCTAAAACGACCCAATCATACCGCGTTGATATACCGTTCTTCTTTCATAATAATGTAGAATTGGCTATCCCTATTCATGCCATCACTAAACAAGAAGTGGAAGTACGCCTTAAACTCAGGAAGGCCGAAGATTGTATATTTGCACACAATGACCATATAAATAACGATATCAGTGAGAGCTACTACATAGGTAAGAACCCAACGGGTCTCATAAAAGATATGAAACTTGCGTTGGAGATGGTAAGTTTGGATAAAAAGACTGTACAACCTAGAATAGATTATACAATCACCCAGACACAACAAAACATATTTGAACTCAAGCATGCAGATTCAAAATATAACGCATCCACATTAAGTCGAGATCACGAAATACGGCTCGGATTTAAAAATTCAATCAAAGAATTGTTCTTTGTGGTTCAAGATAAATTTGATAACGATACGTCAACTGTCAACGATTTTGCAACACCATTCCAATATTCATCGGAATCGAACTTTGATAATCACGTCACATTTACGAATTCTGAACAAGTGAAATACATTGGACTCACGTGCGATGGAGATGAAATACTCAACGACGTGACAGGGAATTTAGTACACTTACGAGCCATTCAACCTGGTAAGCATCATTCACGAACACCCGTATACAGACGCATTTACATGTATAGTTTCGCACTTGAACCAGAGCGATGGTATCCGACGGGTCAAATGAACTTTTCAGTCGTAAAGAATCAAATCCTTACGGCGGGTCTATTCGATTACCCAACCAATAAAGATAAGCAACTTAGAGTATACGCGACTAGTTACAACATACTCCGCGTGGAGAACGGAACTGCCCATTTATTATTCAATACATAATGAGGACAGGTTTTGATCTCACGAGTGACACAAGCGCACAAAATCAACAGCTCGCCGAAACATTGATGAATATCATTACACCGGTATTTGAAAAAGGTATGATGCTCGCATGCGAATATGCGAAGGCATGTGATAGAGATACTGTTCTCATGCAGGACGTAGAATACGCGATGAAGTATTGTGCCATGCATAAGGTTGGTGAACATATAGGGTCACATTTTCCAGAAATTTACGAAGATGATGGAGATGAAGATGACGATATGGAAGTCGTGGAAGAGGGTGATGTTGAGTTTACTCGGTACACAGGCGACGACCCACGATTTAAGGCTATTAACGCCGCGTATGATGGTTGGGATTCATGGACACCGACGAGTCCGTCAGAACAACTTTTAAAAAATGCCATTGATAGTAATGGACACTAATCCGGAGGGGTGGACAGCCACGGAATATAAGAAATTTAGGGTCGATGAGTCTGATTCGGATTCGGATTCGGATTCGGATTCGGATTCGGATTCGGATTCAGGTGAAACATCTCAGCGTAAAAACGCGATGAAGGGATATAAGTCAAAAGAGTATAAGAAGATACTCGTGGTTGAGGATTTACTTCCAGAATAAATTTTCTATGACTACTATATAAAATGTCTACCGCTGCCGAAACCGTCACTCTCGTAACCCAAGAGCTCGAAGCTCAATCGTTGAATGCCATTGTCGCGGGGTTCTCGTTCGCGGCAGCCCTTTCTTGGATGGACCTCGTTCGCTGGATTGTGAACAAGGTTGTCAGCGTTAAGCAAAACGGTGGCATGAACTACACGCTCACCGCGTTGTTCACCACTTTGTTGTCCATCCTCGTCTACTTGGCCATGTCTCGTGTCTCGACTCGTGTCCAAAAGCCAACGCAACCACTCTTCGCGGTCACCCGCTAAGTTTTCTTTTTGGTTACCAACAACAGGACAACACCAACAAATACAATAAGAAAGATGGATACAAACGCATCCCATCTATGTACATCCTCAAATTCAGGGATGTACACAGGTGGTGGAAGAGAGAAATCTCGTTTCACCTTAGGTACATTTTCCAATTTATCTGTCGAACACGTTAATGCGAGCTTGATCACGTGATTTGCATTTCTAAAATCATATGGTATGAGACGACCGTTGCTACTATAAAAGAACTGCACGCGTATGCTTGATATGGTCTTTTGTGTACCAGAATCAAAGTTGTGTTCTACTGCATCTTCAGTCCCCGAGTAATTTATGACATCCCCACATACAAGTATACGCCCAGTGTAAAATGGTGTTTCGGAATACACAGTCTTATTAAATTCATCGGACCCACTGCTTAATTTCAATACAAATGCATCGACACCCTGAAGATTAATGGAACCGGTTTTCAATGTGTTATTCGATGAATGTACATTATTTGAAGGGAGCCCGAGAACGTCGTGTGGTGTGGTATATGCATTGGATGTCGTGTATCCATTCACACCCCCATAAAACGCAAACGTGAAATCAGATGCAGCTGTGAATGTGATTTCATTTATATATGTATCATAAGACGAGCCCGTAACGATAGTCGATTTATTGACAACTTCATTTGCAAGTGTTATACCACTATAATTTCCGTTTGCAAGAGATATAGTTTCACTCGTTGATGCAGTGTTTATAGTGAATGTATTGTTTCTTTCGTGTATCAATAATTGACTATTGTGTATACGCGCAGATACGAGTGAAATTTTAGATACATCGTATACTGGATTTTTCAGGTCTATGACGTAATCACCGGGGTTAGGGTACAGAATAGGGTCTCTATCACCACTATCTATATCTAAGGTATGGACCTTCATTAAAATACATGGACAATATTTTAATGAGTGTATTACTCTAAAAATTGGGTTAATTTAGCAAAAGTGATGGGCGAATGGGTTTTTCATGAGTTGTTGCTTTGCGACAGACAAACTCGCCTGAGAAGCATGTGGATTTTCATTACCCTTGTATGGGTTCAAATCATAATACGATGAGTTGGTGTATTGCTGTGTCCATCCCGCGCTTTGTGGATTCACACGACCATCGATACGAGTCGTATCGGAACGAACCGAGCTAAGCATACCACCTTGATTGAGAGCATCGGCGCGGACATTCATACGACCTGGGTTAGATGCACGATTTGGCTTTGCACGACGTTCGTCTGGGCGGAAACCATACTTAGATAGTTCTTCAACCGTGTATCCAGTTCCATATACACGCTTTTCACCAATGGTCGCCGCTGGGGATTCGAGGTATCCGTGTCTGAAACTGTGAATACCTGGTTGTGGCTGGTTCGCGTATGTGTACTGCTCCATGTTACCATCCTTCTTATTTCTGGTTGGGTCTTGGCTGACAGTACTCGCTGGAACAAAACGCTTTGCTGGGGCTACGTTAAGTGTATCCGTTCTGAGACCAGTTTCTGAACGATTCGTTGTACGCTTCGTTTTCTCGTGTTCACCCCGCGCCGTGCGACCAGACATACCCTGTGCGCGTCCAAGGGTCGCGGGGAGGCGTTCTGGAAGATAGGCGGTCTTTTCTGGGCGATTATGGGATACCAATCCGACAATACCACGACGCCCACCCTTGATGTCTTGGGCTGGACCAGCTCTACCTGGGAGTGTCGTCAAACGATAAGCACCCACATTTTCTGGATTGACACGTAACATTTGCTGGAAACCACCATACGATGGCACAGAGGCATCAACACCAAGACCTGGACCAACCAACTGTTTCTCTACTGGAGAAATGTTATTCATTTTATTGTTGTCCACAAAGTACTGATCGGCTCGGTTTCGCATTTCTTGACCACTTGTTCTAAATTGTGGGGCAATGTCACCAAAATTGGAAACAACTGCCTTTTGGACCTGTACATCTCCGATTGGGTATTCCTTGACACTCGCCTCACGTGTAATGATGTTTGGTTGTTGTCTAGGCATCTCACGTTCCTCGTACATCTCTTTTGGTTGGCTCAATTTTCTGCCTGCATAGATGAGACCTGCGATAGCTGCGACAGATATGGGATCAGCCATTCTTATTTCTTAGTGACATTTTTATTTAGGTACCTTTGCTGAAACAAACCATTTTGCACCTCGGTCCGCGTGCTCATGGGTTCGTATGACATCGATTGTAATGGAAGTTTGCACTCCATATTTTGAAGGGGGAACAAATTTTGTTCATATGTTTTTGCAAGTACCTTATTAAAGCGAGAGGTGGATTGTGGGCGAAGTTGGTCGCTCGTTTCGATGAATTCCGCTGGAGCACCCTTACCCGCCATGTATGGAGCCGTGCCATATACCATGGTGTTTGGACGACCCGAACCATAATTCAAGGTGCTGGGCTGAGGGTACACAAAAACTTCTTCGGTGGCACAATTTACTGGAACGGCTGGGTTTTGAACCAACTTGAGACCGGGCTGTAATTGGTAAGCCATTTTATTATTACGTGAGATTTATTTATGCAATCGTCCCACGGTGCATACCACTTCGTTTGTCACCATTTGGATCAAGACCAGCAAAGGCCTCGAGTTGAACTCCACGCGCATCTGGGTTACACACAGAGCCATCCGATTTACACATGGGTGAATTCTTCTTACCATATAACCATTCCGCAAATTTGGTTTGGTCACCTGGAATAGAAGACACTGGTGCACTCACGAATTGTCGCGCGAGAGCGTTTTGTTGGTACATGGGCATCGTCGATCTCGAACGAGCTGGACCAAATGGCGTATCACCGACGACAAACGAATCTACATCAGCGCGCACGGTTGGATACGAGCACGCTGCACGTCTGTTTGGGTCATCACCCATGAGTACGTTTGCCATGGGGTTATCTGACGTTGGTAATTGACACGCGTCGTTTCCGTTTGTGTAAAATTCAGTAGAGCCGACAACACCCTCCTTGACCATACCAGAACGTTCCATAACATAAAGAACGCCTATCGCGGTCGAGGCTAAAACAAAAATCCGGACATCGCGTTTGATAAGGTAGTGGATACACGCTGCGTATATGATGAACCGGGAACCAGCATTCACACGCTGCGCTGAAGACTGGACATTTGTTGGCCAGAATTCAAGAATCTTGTCACTTCGCACAAGTTGTTTTGGATCTTGAAACCAAGAGCTCATTTATATATAGTAGTTTTATTTTTTCAACATGCCACCCAACATGCCTTGCATGGTCTTCATGAGAGCCGATTCATCGATGTTCGAGCCATCCATGTCAAGTTGGTCGGCACATTGCTTCGCAACCTTTTCAATCATGGAGAGTGTGTCTTCTGGGATAGAACTAATCGTCGTGCCGAGCATGTATAGGGTCTGGATATACTGCCAAATTGCATCCTTTGTCCCATCCGAAATACCCGCCCAGTGTTCTTCGAGTTTGACATCCTTCAAGAAATCGAGATTCTTCGCTTCGTTAATGAAAAACGTGTCATCCTTTGCAGAAATCTTGTCGGCAAATGGTGTCACACTCGCCATAAATCCATCAACGACGAGGCGTGGATTGGACGTTCGCATAATCTCGAAGCCAGACATGCATTTTTTGATACCTCTTTCTTCTGGAAACGTCTTGTGAAGTTCCGCAAGAAATTGACCCATCATATCGTTGAAAGCATTTATAGAACTCATATTTACTGTAAAGTATACTATTCATATCTTTAAGTAAATGGTTCCGTCGATATGGTTTCCTTACCTCCTATACCATTTGATACTATGAAATACACGAGAACCGCGTTGAGAAACGCTGGTTTAGAGTACGCACTCGTTGGGAGTGTACCTTCGTTGTTAAGTTTAGCTTTAGCGTGCACGTAACCGGCTGTGATGATACCCGCGATTATAGCGGCCCAAGCTGGATCTCTTAGATAATCTTCGAATTCCATTTAATAGTAACCAACTTTTTTTGCACGGGTTTCTGATGCGTCTGGGAATAAAACCGGTTCATCGTCCTCTTCCTCTTGTTGTTGTTCTGGCATCGGTTTCATTGGTTCATTCGACGTGGATATCGTTTTAAACTCGGAATCGAATGGGGATGCCGTTTCTTCTGGTTCTTCTTCCATTGGCGTTGGTTCTTCTTCCATTGGCATTGGCTCTTCTTCCATTGGTGGTTCAACTGGGAAGGATTCGGGCATTTCATCAACAAAGTCTGGGTCCGTGGAATCACCCATCTCGGCATCCCCGAGATCGATGTCTTTATTTTCTTGTGACATGTATGTTTGTAGTATCTGTTGTACTGGGA